GTACTTCAGAAGTACCCCCTTGATTAACATGTAATTTATAAAGATTTGAGAAGTTGTCCCGGTTCTCCCAATCAATGTAACCTTGGTCCCTAAGAATATTTAAATTTGATATGACAGCATTTCTACTAAGGCAACTTATTTTCATAATTCTGCCGTGTGACGGGTATGACTGACCAAACTCATCTGAGTAATTTGCAAGTATGAATAAAATTAATTTTTGTGTTGGTGTGATCCCTTCTAAACTGACGACCGATGTGATGTGTTGTAATGACATATAACCTCCTTTGACGAGTAGAATAATTCTGTTGTATTCTTTTGTCAATTAATTTACAATGTATCTTAAGAAACGGAGGTATCAATGTCAGAAAATAGTAAAATATTTAATGCTCTTGCGAACATACAAGAGTACTTATTAGAAAACCCAATCGAGAAATCTAAATACAATAGCTTCTCAAAATATAACTACAGAGGTATAGACGATGTCTATGCGTCGCTCGCTAAACCCTTGGCGATGAACAAGGTAACAACAAACTTCTTGCCCGATCTAAAGGTAAGAACAAGACTGTCCGAGGACGGCAAAACGTCATACTCCTTATTGAAAGGAACCTTAAGATTTCTATCTTTAGAAGATGGATCTTTTGTTGACACTGCATATGTTGGACAAAGCAAGTCAACTCAAGGCAGAGACTTAGAGGCTGCAAAATCTTTTGCATATCGTGATGCACTGATTCAATTCTTCTGCGTACCATTTGAGCAAACAGTAGAACCGGAAATGGTTGGCGATGAGGGCGAGCCGGAAGAGGAAAAAATATTTGACATGTTTGTAAGTGAAATATCAGCAAGCAAAGATAAATCACAGCAAGAAAAAATATTTAAGAACTACGACAAGGTAGCAACACTTGCTGGCGATAAAGAAGCAAGAGAGAAAATTAACTTGCACTATACAAAAATGGCAGGTGCACAATGACCGAACCAGCAAAAAAAATAGTTCAAGGAACCAAAGAATGGTTTGCCTTAAGAATGGGAAAGCTTACTGGCACAAGAATACAACGTGCTGTTAAGGAAGATATATGGGCTAAGGGAGATCAATGGGAGGACCTAGCGATTGATATGTTCAGAGAAGAGCATAACCTACCACAACGCCCCTTTGATTCTCGAGCATTGTTTGCCATTACAAGAGGAAAAGAGAATGAGCCCAAGGCAATCAAGACCCTATCAGACCTTGGTTATGTTATTCAAGACTCACCATTTGTAAAACACCCCGACCATGATTGGCTTGGAATGAGCCCGGATGGAATACTTTTAAAAGGTAGAAAAGGCGGACCAGCTGCTGTTGAAATTAAATGTCCACAAACAAAACCTGTTAAGGATGTTAAAAAACAAAAAAGAAATTACTGGCATCAGATGCAGCTTGGCATGGAGTGTATGGACATAGATGAAATGCTTTTCTTTCAGTGGTATGAAACTGGTGACCATGTTTCTGAGTGGGTTGATAGAGACCCCGACTGGGCAAATATATATTTACCAAAAGCAAAAGAGTTTATTGAATGGTATAGCACTGCTAAAAAAGACCCCGAGAATATTGCACGTTGGTCTGTTGAATATAAAGAACCCGGTGTTCCTTATAAAGATGTAGACGATAACGAAGACACTAAAAAATTAGTAAGCGTTATGTTAGAAATTAAAATATTACAGCAAAAAATTAAAGAGCTTGATGCTGATAAAAAAGAAATATCAGCAAGGTTGATTAGTGATAACAACGGAGCTTTTAGAACCCCATCTGTGAAATGTCATTTAACTCAAGCTACCGGGAGGATTGATTATAAAAGATTGATTGAAGATAAAGATATTCCGGTACACGAGGTCGAGGGATATAGATCAGAGGGCGATACTAGAATTTACACAAGAATTGTGGAGGACAAAAATGGATGATTTAAATCCAAAAAAATCAGTGAGTTCGAGAGTTAATCATGATGTTCATGATTATCTTGAAAGGGTTAGTAACCAAGAAGGACATAGGTTCTATGACAGAGGCATGTCTTACAAGGTTGCTAAAATTTTAGAAGATTGGTACCAAAAGGAGGTAGAAGCCAATGGAATATGATGATAATAACAAGGGAGCTCTTTGGAAAACAGAGGACTCTTCTAAGAAATATATCTTAAACGGCAAGGTAAAAGTTGACGGTAAAGAGATGCTTGTATTTGCATATAAAAATGAAACTGAAAATGACAGAGCACCAGCTCTTAATTTAAGTTTTGTTGAGCCAAACAATGCGGGGGTTAGACCAACACCAGCACCAGCGGCACAAGTAAAAGCAGAAGATCTGCCTTTCTAATGAGCGACTTATCTGACAATAATAAAGTTGTTGTCTTTGTTGACGGCGAACAGAGAGAGTACGATAGCAGTGCTTTCTCTGAGGCAGCCCAAAACAAGGTACGTGATCTTCAGATATCAAACACCTTGATTAATACACGCTCAAGCGAGCTTGCTTTAATGCAGATGGGTTTGAGGGTTTTACAAAGTGAGCTTACGCCTTTGCTCCCCAGCGACGGCTTTACGGTTGTACAAAGTAAAGCAGATGAAGTAGAATCAAATACAAGCGAGACAAAAAAAGATTCGTAAATATTTGAAATGACTCTAATAGAAACAACGAGCCTTTCATCTAATGAGAGGCTTGCTTCACTCCAAGGGGAGGCTAGATTAGACGGCAGCCCTTGTAGGGGAGTGTGCTCTACGACATACGGCGATCTTCACTGTCATACCTGTGGCAGAACTCAAACAGAGATCACTGACTGGAACACTTTGTCTTCTCATCAAAAGAAACTTATTAACATAAAAAATGCTGCTGCTGGATTTAAAATTCGACAGCTAGAATCGCAAGACGAGCGTTGGGCGGAGTATCAAAAATTGAAAACTATAGACAACCTTACAATCAGAGACGCCATAAAAAGAGTTATTTCTGTGGCTACCAGCCAAGGCGAAATGTTTGATCAAGACCATAAGTGTATTGCTATACTTACAAAGATCATTACTTCAGATCATAAGTTTAATGACATATCGCTTCAGTCTATTCTTTCAGAAGATGACTATCAAACAATCAAATCAAAATACGAAAAATAATCTAACCATGTTAGAGGTGCATGTTCCAGACTCATGCATCAAACAGGCTACAGCTATGTCAAAAAAAATGGGCATGCTTAACAATTCAATCACCCAAGGAGAAGGAAATGTCGCTGGATTTATTGGTGAAATAATCGTTGCCAAACTTTTAAACGCTAAACACAACAATACTTACGACTATGATTTAATTTATAACAATCAAAAAATAGATGTTAAAACCAAAAGAGTTTCTACAAGACCTAAGTTAGGTTATGAGTGTTCAATAGCTGAAACCAGTACACATCAAAACTGTGACATCTATGTATTTACTAGAGTTAAAAAAGACTACAGCATAATCTGGGTCCTCGGATATTTAGAAAAAGATTTATATTTTAAAAAAGCAAATTTTTTAAAAAAGGGAACAATAGATCCAAGTAATAATTGGAAGGTTTTAACAAGTTGCTACAACGTACCAATCTCAGAATTAAAACAAATAAATTTATTGGATGAGTATTATTAAGTTGACTTAGTATACAAAGTCTTTATAATTCTAAGTTAAACATTTCAGGGAGGTTATATGTTAAAAATAGAAAAAGGTATACCGATGCCAGATCAATGGCAAGAAAATCACGGCAAATCCAAAGAAGACGATATAAGGAAAACAATTTTTGCAATGGAGGTAAAAGATTGTGTAACTTTTTTAGATTACAGAGAAGCAACACGTTTCAGATCTAGGGCTCAAAGTATTAAAAAATCTTTAAGAGGTTTTGATAAGGAGTTTTCGTTAAGAACACAAACAGACGAAAACGGAAATACGTTTTGGAGAGTTTGGAGGTCAGCGTAATATGAAATTTTATGTAGCCAAATGTCATGAACATGAAATTGTTTATGTTTACACCAACAAAAAAGCCATGATAAAAGATTGCAACAAATATGGTTTTTTAGTTCAAGAACCTATTGAGTTTAAACAAACTCAAACAGCCAGTGTGCTTGGAGCAATGCAAGAATTATCTTCATACTGTGGCAATACTATTGACTATAAAATAGGAAGATAAATGGCTAAAGCAAAAACAGTACAATCAATTACCCCAGTTAAGAAAAAAACTTCTATAGGCAATTCAAGACTTAGTTATGGTTCGGGCATGAACAAAAAGAAAAAAGCTAACTTTAAAAAATATAGGGGGCAAGGTAAATGAAAGATTTTAATGAAGCCGTACAAAGATATTATGAGGTTAAGAATCCCGGGAAGAACGATCCCACTTACATAAAATATTTTACTAAGTGTTTTGGTAAAAAGAATATTAATAAGTTATCTAAAGAAGATCTAGCCAACGCTAGGGCGGGGATAAAAAAATCTCCCGGTACTGTCAATAGATACATAAACTTTTTAAGAGCAGTTCTTAATTACTGCTACGAAGATTTAGGCTGGTTGGACACAAAGCCAACTCTTAAAAGAGTAAAAGAGTCATCCAAGAGGGTGAAGTTCTTTACGCTTGAAGAGTGTGCTAGGTTGCACGAGGCTTTGCCTGAGCACCTCAAACCTGTGTTTGTTTTCTCCCTTATGACTGGTGTCAGGATGTCCAACTGCCTAAACCTGAAGTGGGAAGATATACAGGATGGATGGGTATCCATTCATGCAGACGAGACCAAGAACGGGAGATCTCTTGCGGTGCCTTTAAATAAAGATGCACAAGAGTTGTTGAACAACATAAAACAAATTGGTCCCTACGTCTTCACATACGCTGGTAGGAAGCTTACAAGAACGTCAAACACTGGATGGTATAAGGCACTTAAAAAGTGTGGCTTAGAGGGCTTCAGGTGGCACGACATTAGACATACATGGGCTACTCATCATGTGCAGAATGGTACTCCCTTACATACTCTGCAACATCTTGGTGGGTGGTCCGACTTTAATATTGTAAATAGGTATGCTCACCTGTCGAAAGATTATCTTAATGAGGCTTGTGAGAATACTATATCTTTGATATCTTGAGGTTTGATACCTTCTTGCGGGGCTGCCAGTTAATCATATAACCCCCCTTTTTACTGTATGTTTGGCGGCTTCGCTTTTTACTTTTTATCTTTTGCTATTGCTGCGTTATAAGATCTAATAAAAACTTTCATTTCTGCGAGTATCTCATCTTCAATTCTTTCCTGTTCTTTATAATAAAACCTTGGATTAGATTTTTTATATTCTTCATTGTCCATCATTTCTTTGCGTAAATTTTTAATAATTTTTAAACTGCTTTCTTTTTCAGAAACAACTTCTGCACGATCAGCTTTGGCTGACAATGGAATGGTGTCAGATAAGTCAAGAAGGTTTGGTCTCGCATTATAAATTTTATTTGTGTCTTCCACTGACACGTTCGGATCTTGTTCATTTCTTAAATAGTTTTGAGAGTAAGATTCAACATCAACCACCGCATCGTAAAATAATCTGCTTGTTACATGGTCTTCAGGGACGGCTAACAATCTTCTAACAAAAGGTATTTGATTAAGTTCTCTTGTTCTTATAGCACCCTGACCCTCACCAAAACCTCTTTCGGCTATTTCTTTAGCACCATCTACAACCAGCTGACTTGATCTACCAATGGTCCTACCAATACCGCCTGTGCCATATGCAACTAAGTAACCTATGGTTTGTGGTGACAGATCTACCTGACCGGCATAATAGTCATTGCCCCCAGTAACATCATTCATAAAACTTGTTACGGCAGCTATCCACTCATTATCAGATCTTTTTCTAAGTTTAGATTTTGGTGTGTAATCTCCCGGGAATTGTTCTGGATATATTGGAGCACCAAACCAATTTTCATTCATTGAGAGTTCTACTATTGGTTTAGCGATAGTCGGCGTTCCTGTTTTTAATGCTTTAGGAAAAATAGATCCAAAGCCTTTTTCTTTGGTTTCTGCAATGCCTATTGGTGAGAATGATCCTGTCATTACATCAGCAAGCTCTACAGCTGCGTTCTCTAGCGACGTTATGTTACTTCCCTCTACTGAATTTGTGTACATAAGCTCAGCCATTGTGCGACCAAGATTATGAAAAACATTAAACCCATAGGGCAAAGGTATAGTAACCGCAACTGGTTTACCATTAAAGTTAACTACCTCTGTAGAATCTTTTCTTTCAAAAGATAATTCACCATCTTTAAAATTAATTTCAGGCGTTGCTAACATAATTAAATAGTTTGTTTTCTTTTTATAATCTGGATATTTTTGATATATCAACATTCCATCTTCATCTTCTGGTGAAGACATTAAGTTATAAAGGGTTGAAATAAATCCTATAGATACCAATCCACCTGCAAGTTTTAGTTTTCTTTGTGATACTCCACCGGGACCATAACCTCTAAAGAAATTAACAGAGCCCTGAACTGACGCATTAAAGAACATATACATTGCATTAAGACCATTGCCTTGTATTCCTTTTCTATTAAAGTTAATAGTTAAATTCTTTGCCAATATTGCGGCTTTCTTAATTTGTTCCGGGGTTACATTATCAATGCCACCTTGTAATTCTATGGCTGATCTGAAGGCAGTAAACCTAGTGCCGTTTTCAACAACAGTGTTAGCTATTTCAATTGGCTTATAAACTGATTGTATGGCTTTTTTAGCATTGCCTTTAAATGTTCCTTTGTACATATCTGCCATGTTGTTAAGATCACTCTGTATCTTTTCAATAGTTGGTGGCACCACATATCCTGTCTCGGCTCCAGACTCTTTAAATGCATCATAATATTTTTGATCTTCCGCACTCATCTCTTTAAAAGTTTCTCCACGTTTTAAAACGCCCATGTTTTTAAATACGCTTCTAAATCCAAACTTTTCTTCTAGGATTTTAAGACCTTCAGCTCTTCCACCAACAAGCTCTTGCTCGGCTGCCAAATTTAAACCGGCAGCTTGAAAGTCACGAGCAAAGTTTGTAATCATAAACTCTGGATCTAATACGGTGTTTACCATAGCAAGACCTCTGGTCACACTTGCAACGGTACTCATTATTCTGCCGCTTGTATCTGTGTCCCATCCAGCCATACCTTTAGCAAGTCTCTCGTTTCTAATAATAACAACCTTTTCTTTACCATCTTCTTTAAATGAGAATATAGCTTTCTGACCATCCCATTGTGGCTTGGCTGCCATAAATTTATTCTTACCCTTAACTTCCCATACATCTGCGTTAGGAAATTCTCTTGCTAAGTTTGCTAGCTTGGTAACAATATTATTTTTTTCTGATCTAATAACGGCGGCTGATGCCCTGCCTAAAGTTTGCTCTAATGCAAAGTCAGCCTGTGATGTTCTTCCTTTAGCTCTTTTAACTTCAGCACCGGATACAGAGAAGGCTTGAGATATAGAACCATTGCCCTTACTAGATGGAGAAGATCCTTTCTTAAGTGTGTCTGCTGCAAAACCGGCAAGCGGGACATAATAGTCATATCTATCCTTCCAGTCTGCAAGGTTCTCTTGATCAACAAGACCATTGTCTTTATAAAGCTTTATTGTGTTATCTATAATTGGCTTATGGTATTTGTTGTAAGCCTCCATTAATATTTTACCTTTGGCAGCAACCGCTCTTGCTTTTCCGTCTTTGTATATAACACCGTTTCTTTTTAAATACTTAATAGCATCCTCTGTTTTAATTCCAGATCCTCTGTCTTTATATTTAACAGATCCGGGTTGTCCGGGTTCTCTAAGGCTATTTATATATTCATTTCTTTCGGGTGCATGTAGGTTGTATATAAACTTATTGTATTGATCTATTGTGTATCCGTTATCAACAATAAACTTAATTAAAGTTTCAGCCTGTCTTTCAAACTTCTCTACACCAGTTTTTACTTTGCCGTGATATAAATCTGTTTCGTCAGTTATTCTTTTTCCCTCGATTGCCTCGGGTCCGAACTGAGATTTAATTGTATTTTCTACAGTAAAAGCCGGGTCAAAGTTATTAACAATATTTACTTTAAAGTTTCTAAACTTATTTTCAAACCAGTTCTCATCCATTAAAGTAAATTGTCTATTTTGGTTTGGGTCTGATGGTGGTGGTTTGCTTCCTTTCTCTGGTGGGACTTCCATAAGCATATCCGAATCTTCGGGCTTCATGACTCCCGGGGTATCTTGTCCTTGAGCAACATCAAGGGCTGCTTGTCCGTCTCCTATAATTGCTGCTGACTCATAGTTGTTAGTATCAAACTCATAGTTTTTTCTTGCTTCAAGCCCCGAAAAAGACTGAGGTTTAAAAATATCAATTCCATAGTCTTTCAATGTTCTTGGAATATCCCCTGTTTCTTTGAACATTTTTTCTGCAATAGATTCAAAGGCAGCTCTGCTCTCTGTGTTATAGCCTATTTGTATATTTACTGGAATTGTTTGTGCTCCGTCTTGTAGAGCTAAGGCTGATCTATGTCTACCCTCATGACCAATCACCTTACCATCTGGGTCTATAGCAAGAAATGTTGCTATTGTTCGTGATGGGTTTTCATCCATTTCAGCGGGGTCAAATCTAAAAGATACATCTTCCTTAAACACACCATCTTCTTCTTTTCTTGGTCTACGGAGACTGTACGCCGGACCCCTTAGCTTAATGTTTTCAATTTGTTCATCTGTTGTTGTTGTTAATTTTAGAAAATCGTTAATGGGCATTCTAATAATAAAATCACTTACTACTTGCGGGCTTCCAAACACTACATCACCAGACCTATATGGATTTATATTGTTTTCATCAATCCAATCTCTTGTTTTTTTTAGGTCCTCTTCTGAGTCGTAAGCCTTGGGAAAAAGAGTTGGATAAATTTTATAAGACCTTTGTTGAATATTTTTAATTGCTTGCATTGGAAAATCAACATAGGCTGGTTCAACAAGCCTGTTGCCCTCAAATACTGCTGCTCTGGATTCTGCGTCTAGGTCTTCTGGTCTGAGTCTGTAGTTGGTGTTGATGGATTCATTTCTTGTCCATCCATATCGCTCTGAGAAGTCTTGATCAACTTCTTGAATTCTCGGTTGGATTTTCCTGATGAGACTTTCAACCCTTCCTTGAAGATCGGGTGAAATTCGTCTGCTATCTCGTAAGTAACCTTCGCCATTTTTGTCAACCTCCCAGTTGTTTCCTAGGTAACCAGTGTTAGCTGCAAAGTGTGTCAGCCTAACATCTTCGTTATTATCAAATTGTACACTATTTAGTGCTCGTTCAACAATTGACCTAAACTTGATGTTGTCAATTCCAACATAATCAAAGTTAATTATTCTTGCTCCCCTTGGAGATGCAATAGGATTATATTCTGTATTGCCTGACTCTTGTGCAATTGCTTCAGCAACAGCAACAGTCTCTTGTTGGGACAGTGGTCTGCCAATATTTATTTCAAAACCATTTAAGTCTTTCTTTGCAATGTTCTTTTGAAAGAAAGGTTTATGATAACCAACACCATCTTGTTTTAATAAAATACCAACAACAGCTGCATATGCTTCTGCTAAATCTTGCGATGCTGGATCTAATGCTGTTATTTCATCTTTTTGTGCTTTGTATTTTTTAGCAAGCACGGCTTCGGTTTGTGTTCCCGGGCTTACAGCCTGCTCAAAATATCCCGGTGCTTCAAAGTTACCGGGAGTTAATAAGTCAAGTTCTTTTGCAATAATGTCGTTGCCGTCTTGATCAAGAAAAGCTTTAGATACTGCTACATGATATTCTTGTAGTTGTTCATAGGTTGCATCTTTTACCTCTGGCATGTGGTTGGTTGTATCTCCGGGTTTAGACTCCCAGCTAATTTGTGCAAGGTTTTCTTTTAACGCATCACTGTAATCATATTTAGAAACCTCCGGTGAGGTTCCTTCGTCCTGTGATTTTTTAGCAACCCATATAGCTGCCTGTACCTGCCTTGGTTCCCATCCAAGATCGTTTGCAATTCTTTGCACCTCTTGTTCTACAAAATCATATTGTCTTGGAGATGGTGCTTCTGTTTTATATCCAAAGGCTCTTACCATCCAAAGGTCTGTAGTAACAGCTTGCTCTTTTGTTGGATCAATAAATCCTATAATGTTTGCATAAAAACTATTTGTTTTTCTACCGCCCCAATCTTTTCCCGAAAAAATATCTTCTAACTTTTTGTTCATTGATTGTGGGAATCTACCAGTGTTAATTGGTCTGCCAGCCTTATATTGATTGTAGGCTTGTATTGCATAAACCATATTTGTGCTTACTGGTGTACCGGGAGATGTGATGGCTATAGCTTGTGCTAAAAGATCTGCTTCTTTTTTATCGCCGTTTGTTACATCGAGTAGAGCTTGACCGCTTTGTTCATACCAAAATCTACCAGCTTCACCCTCTTGAGTAAGTCCTGCTATTTTTCTTCTTAAAGCCCCAAGAGCTTGGGGAGTTGTGACACCCTCGGGTGCTCCTACATATTGACCTGTTGTTCCGACCCTTGTTCGTACTGGAGGTCGTATATCGTCCCGTCCTTCTGTTGGGACCTCTGCTGCCAGCTCTCCACCGGCTGGTCCTTCTGAAGGGATAGTTCTATCTGTTGTTGTGTCTGTTCTTTCGGCTGAAACCGATACACTTCTAGGGGCACGGGGTGACCGAAACGCACGAAGTATTCCGCTGCTTTTGTTTCCAAATCCGTCAACTGAAATTTCATTGTTTACCCTATCAATAAGTTTAACTGTCTCTGGTGCATATTGCTCTAGTAGACTCCTGTTAGTGTAATACAGGTTGTGCATTTGTGCAAAAATCTCACCCTTAATAAATCTAAGTTGTCTTTGTGCTACCGCAGGATCTGCTCCTTGTGCTATCGCATGCATGGTAGAAATATAAGAGCTCATTGGGTACTCAAGTAAACGTCCTTCAAAATAAACACCATCTTCTTTTTTTAGATTCATGCGTGTTAGGTTTTCGTTATTAAGAATTGCAAAGGCTTCTCTAATAATTGGACCCTTGGTACCAGACTTAATGACAAGCTCTGGATTTCTTTGTCTAAACCCAGCATCGTTGTATGTTCGCTGCTTAAATCTGGTTGGTACTTTTTCAATTTCGTCAGCCAATGAGGTTGCTATTTCATATTCTGGAATTTCAAACAGAGGACTGTCAAAGTGTGCAGATTCTCCGTAATCAAAGAAACCATAATCTATGTGGTGACCTAGCTCATGAGCAAGAGCTGCTGTTGTATTAAGGTTGTGGGTTGATAAGCCGACAAGGGTTTTTCTTGCGGTGTCAGCGTCATAAGAAATTCCCGAAAGTTTTGTAAAACCTACATTTCTAAAAGCTGGATTATATACAGCATACGGTGTGCTAACTGCTTTTCCTGAACGCTCGTCGTTACCAATCATTCCAAAGAATGTGATGTCTTCTATTATTTCAAAAGGCATCCCTGCCTGATTAAGAACCGCTATAGATGTGGATAAGTTGTCTGACTCAACCTCGTTAAAGTCCCTAAGTCTTGAGGTGTAGTCGTCCATGTCTTGTTCGGTAAAGCCCTCAACCAAAAAGTCATCCATATTGAATCTTCTAGAATTTACTATGTTAGATTTAATAGCATCTTTCTCTTGTGGGTTTATTTCTTGGAAACTTATTGGATTTATCTTACCGTCAAGTTCTGATATTTCTATATCATTTAATAAATCTTCTGTGGTCTCTCTAACTTCCGGAGAAACATCCTCATCTATCTCTGTGGTTGTAGGACTAAAAACCTTTTGTGCAGCCTCTAGGTCTTGCGGTCTTACTATTTCTCCAGCAGACTTTCTTTGTCTCATGACATCTAGTTCGTCTATCTCTGGCTCTGGTGGTAGCTGTACGACCTCACCAAGCTGATAGTTTAAATAGTTATTTGTTAAAAAGTCTTCAGGGTCTAGCGGGGTTGTACCATCTATACCCGTGTTTAATATATCAAGAGTTGTTTGGTCTATTGCCTGACCAAGGAAGTCTGCATTTTTTACGGCTGTTTCCAATTCCCTAGCAAGCACACGTGCTTTATTTGGATCAAGCTCTAATAAAGATTGTTTTACTTCTGGTGCTAATTCAAAAACTCCTCTTGCAGTAATTGCAGACCCACTTCCCGCTAAAGAAGCAAAGAAAGAATTAAAAGCAATGTCTCTAAAAACATCTATTTCTCTTGGTCCTGTGTACAAAGGGTCTTTTGACGCTTCTCTGACTTCCCTTAATTGTGTCTGTAGACCAAAGGCTGTGTTGTTTAGCTCTTGTGCAACACCGTTTACAGTTTCCCAACCGAACTCATTAAGAGTCACATTGAACCCATCTCTGGCTAAACTTTTATAAACGCTCTCGTTCTTTTTATATGATTTTGTAAATAGATCAGATAGTTTTTTTGTTGGCACTGCCTCTGTAATAAATTCTAACGTGCCATTTATGTTTGCATTTAAGCTGGCTGCATCAATTGACAATCCCTCCATTCTTGCCTGTTGATAGGATCGACCAGATTCTTGTACTGCAAACATTGGCAGCATTGAATATGCAACATATGGATTTTTTGTATAGCCAGCATATAAAAGCACAGGTGCTTGTTGAATAAAACTTTGAAATCCCTGTGCTGCGGCTGTACCTATATCACCAAGATCTGCGTCTTTATAAATTTTATCTAATTTTTTTTGTAGCCTTGTATATTCTTTTTCATTTTCCCCGAGAAACGTAAGCAAATCATTTTTAATTTGTTGTTGATATTCAGGGTTTGAATCATATTTTTGCAACTCACCTGTTTGTTGCATTGTGATGATCGATGCGTCGGCAAACAGCATTGGGTTATCTGTAACCCAAGAAGCCGGTCTCTCACCCTTTAGTTCAGAAAAATAAGACTCTACTGCTTTTCTTTTAATTCCGTTAAATCCCTGCAAGAAACCGGGAAGGGCTGCTTGTGCACCAACTGGTATACCAGATAAAAAATCTTTTGTGCCAGAATATACACTAGAAATAAAATCAGAAAACTTGGGAATATCTACAAGATCTTTTTTTTCGTTACCTTCCTCATCTTGGAAAGTAAGCTCGCCCGTTCTATAGTTTAATGTTGGTGCTTTAGTTCCAAAAGCAATATCAGATGTGGTTGGCTCTAGCTCTTCTTCCCGAGGAACATATTCAGATATTGGCTTAAGACTAACCTCGGGCTCTTCTATCGGCTGTAGTTCTTCTTCTACCTCTTCCTCTGGGAATCTTGGCTCATATTCAGATATAGGTTTCTTTGCCACACTATCTTCTCCTTGTTCCTAGGTAGTAATAAAGTTCGCTTAATAAGGCAAAGTCATTGTCTGTTACATCGCCAGAATAAGTTTGTGAAAGCTCGTTTTGAATATCAGTAATTGCGTTATCAATAACATCATTGCCATAAGCTTGTTTAAGTTTTGGCAAATAACTGGCTTGTGGTTCATTTCTGTTAATTGCTAATGGTTGGTTGCCAACTGTGAAATCATATGATTTTTTAGATCTAACACCAGACGCCGCACTCCCAGAAGGTATTCTTGTTGCAGACCTAGCCTGTCTTAATGATTCCTCTACAGTAAGTTTTGTTTTATTAATAATTCCATCAATAGTTTCGCCTTGAGGAAGAGTGAGGTATGTTTTGCCATCAATAGTTTTTTTATTTAGATAATCTCCAAAACCATCAAATCCTTGAGATAAAGATCTAAGACCAGAATCAACTGTTTCCATATCTGCTTTATCTGTGCTGTCAAAGGGAAGTCTAGAAAATCTTCCGATTCCGAGCTTTACTTTTTTGTCTTCTATATCAAGATTGCTTTGATCTCTTAGTTCTTCTGCGGTTTCTAATATCAAACCTTCAAACTTTTGATCTGGTGGAAAATATTTGGCTGAGTTAATGCTGTTTATTTCCTGCATAATTTGAATCATGCTTGGGTTATCTAAGGCGGTGCCAAGCAAATGTCTGCCAGCAGATACCTGATCAATAAGGTCCGCTGTTGACACGGCTACTGCGTCTGATTTTTCAATATCACCTCTTATAACTTTTTGTGATCTATCGGGTAAAAAACCTTCTACTGTTTTGGTTTCGCCTGACGGGGTTAAGATAGTATATTGAGTACCTATCAATGACTTCTTGCCACCCTCTATAGATTCAAAGGCACCAGTCATTCTTATGTCTGTGATCTCTCCCTCGTTACCCTTATCGTCTTTATATTGCTTGCCTAAATACGCTGAAAGCTTTGGTCTAAATACTGCACTAATATCTTCCGCATAGTCACCAAGATCTATTGTCTCTAAATTAAGCTCTGGGTTTGTTGGTTCTAATACTTCTGCCAGTCTTGCCTGAGCCTGTGCATACCTAGGATTAAAATATTCAGGTATGTCGCTTCCATTTTCTTGAAGCCTATTAATAATTTTTAATGAGTTATTTTGCCAAGCCTGCCACTCAGGTGCGTTAGACTGCCTAAGCTCAACTAGCTGCGGGTCTTTTGACCAACGCATAGCACTTGATAAAAACTCAGTAGTAAGATTCCAGTCTTCTACGTCGTCATTTCGTTGTGCAATTTTTGCAGCCTCTTCGGTGCTTTGTTTAATATCTGATGTTACAGCATCACGCCAATTAATTGTTGATTCAACAACGGCTTCTTCTCTCGCTCTGTACTGGGCAGTATTTTTATAATTTAAATCTTGGATTTCTGCTTGAGTTTTTTCAGCCTCTAAAAGATTTTTTTGAATTGTTGACTGTGCAGTAATTGCATCTAATGTGGCTTTATCTCTAAGCCTTTCTTCTTGTTCTTTCTGTAATTGTAAGGCAGAAATCTTAAGACTTAAATTAATTCCGCTCTCTAGTCCGTCTGCAAATGACATGATTAATCAAATATTTTTTTTAACAAAAATGCTGCTGCTATAGCTGCATAAGTGTATGGGTTAGTTAATAGTGCTGTGGTTCCGCCAGCCGCTGCTGTGCCTCCCTCAGCTACCGCCGCTGCCTCTGTTGCTGTTGCCGTTCCAGCCGCAACCTCAGCAGGTATAGCTGCAACGCTTGTTGCTGCCTGTGAGCCGGGAGCCGCAAACATATCCACCCCGGTAAGACCAACATCCGCAAGTGCCTTTCTTGAAGCCATGCTTGCTGCAACTTTAGGTGCCGCATATGCACCCGCTACACCAAGACCTGTACCAATCAGTTGTTGTGATTGAGCTTCTGCTGCCTGCTTGAGCTGTTCTTCTGCAATATTTTTAGATGCTTCTTGTTGTGCTACAGATGTTAAACCAGCCAAAGCTGATCCTTTAATCTGTCTGCCTGTTGTTAATAAACTAGCCACCTACTCCTCCTTGAGTTGCAATTGCTCTGGTTCCTAGGGCTCCGCCTATGTTTCCAGACATTAATTCCATTCTTCTTTCATCCGCTCTTTGTCCTGCTAGATTTCTTGCTGCGACAGTTGCAGATGTTTGTGATCTTTCAAGGTCTTTATAAAAACTCTCTGATTCTCTTAAACCAAAACCACCCATTCTTCTTCTTTGTTGACCAGATATATTTGCGTAAGCCTTAGCCACAGACTGTTGTGCCCGTGAAATTTCTTCCTGTCTAAGCCCCGGAAACTGTTCTGTTACTTCAGAGATCATCTGTTGCTGTACTGGAAAAAATCTGTTTAAGTAATCCGCATATTCTGCTTCATATAAATCTGCTAAAGTTTCCTGTGCAGCTTGATCTCCGGTTCTATATGGGTCTACAAAAAACTGACCTTGGTTTGCAGGCTGATATCCTCCACGACCAAGATCAAAATTCATTCTCGTTTGTGGCATTAACCCAAACGATGCTCCCTGATATAAATTTGTCATAGGATCAGCCATTAACTGCCACCACCAGAGTTATTTCCAAAACCACCAAGAGTATATCCCACCCCAAGACCAACACCTGTACCAATAGCCGCCGGTACTGTTTGTGCTTTTGCAAAACTAGTTTTTGCTTCCGCTTGTGCTCTTTGTTGTGCTATTTTTCCGACATCACCTAGACCAGACATAGCCTGACCAGCCTGTCCTTCTCCTAAAGCAATAATGTTTTGTAGTCCTTGGTAGTATCTATCTACCTGACCAGACATACCTTCAGCGGTTCCTATGCCTAGACCTCTTGCCTGTGCCTGAGATAGTTGTTGTGTTCTGCCTCGGTATTGACCGGATGTTGGATCTACGCCTTGTTGAAATGCTTGTTGTGCTAGCTGTCTTCTTTGTTCTTGAAACTCTGGTTGCTGTATTGTATTTACAAAAGATGCAACATTTTCAAAATTAGAAGGATCTTTTAATGATTGAACGTCAGCGATAAACTGATTTTCTAAAGGTACAAAATACTGTTGATAAAGATTAAACCTTTGTGCAGCAATTTTAGCCAATGACTTTTGTGCTGGGGTGTCTTTAATTGTTGTGCTTCCGCCGCCACCTGACATTAGATCTCCTTTTCTACTATGTAATATTTAAGGTTGTAGCCTCTGGTGTTCAGTGCTTTCACTAAACCATCCCAAGGAGTCCAGAACTCTATCTTAGAACATCCTTTTGTTTCAGCTATCATTTCAACCTCGTCCATATATTTCTTTGCTGCATCCGCCCTATCGTCATGGGCAATCCAGACCAATAAACCTTTTCCCGGTTTGAAGATCAAGGGTTTTTCTTGCAACACAATGAAGCTTGTATTTGGTCTTTGTTCAAGATCAACATACAGCTCAGCTATCCCAGAAACAAGCGATGCATAGACATCCTCAATCCGCCACTCTGGTTGTGACTCATCCTTGATCTTTTTAATACCGGGTAGGATGTCGTCCCAATATAATCTTACATCAACTAAAGATAGCATTCTGTCCGTAAGATATCACTAAATTTACCATTAATGTAGCCCTTTGTTACTATTCAGACGGCGGAACTGGATTATCAGAAGTTCTACCCTCAAGCAATTGAGCGGCATGATGGTTTAACATTATGTCCCTATCTTGATATGCAAAGGCTGATTTAATCCAAGCAATAATTTTTGCGTCCGTAAGGTCTGTAAGGGGTGTATAGTTAATTGTTTTGCCAGTCATTGGACAAGTACCCGATGTTGTATATTTACAAAAAACAAATCTCCAAGGAAAAGTAACGGTATTAGAAGATGTGTCTGTGGCAGTAACATTAAAATTAACCTCTGTTACTATATCAGCAATATCACCCTCTTGTTCTACCTTGTATGATACAAGCTCATATGTATAAGTATAATCTCGCATTATCCACTCACTCATTGCTATTCTCCATTAGACACTATATTTATAGAATCTTGCTGTAACTGTTATTGTGTCTGGTGCAGAGTCCGCTTGTGCAAGAATAAATAAGTTAACTGTGTTGCTTCCAGTGTATTCAAATGCTTGTGGAATATTTGCAGAATCAGAGGTAGAAAAAAACCTATCTACCTGTCCCGGCAGCTTATCTGTTGTGCCGCTGTTGTAAACTATAGCAGAGGTTCCTGAATCAAAATAAACCAAGCTCACCGTTTTAAGGTGATTAGTAATTCCTTGAAGTCTTACAAAGCCATGATAAAAACCAGCTCCTGAGCCAACACTTGTAACATATTTATACTGCATAGTGTTTGATGGGGTCCAAGGACCTATTGTTTGTGCGGCTGCTCCTGATGATGGAAGGACCAAGTTGGCTGTATTGATTTGAGTAGCGGTTACAGAGTTCGTTGTTATCTTTCCCCCGTCAATCGTAGTCGTGTTGCTGTTAATATCTGCCGCAGCTTGACCCGCCTCAAGGGGCGTGATCGTTAATTTATTTGCAGCAATTGTGTTTGTAATAATGTTGCCGCCATGAATAGTTGTGCCACCATTGGTAGAAAGGTCACTACCAACAATTAATCCCCCGGCAGTGATTAAACCCGCTACATTAATTCGTGCTGTATCTATCTGATCTGAGGTTATTTTTGTTGCACTTAAGTTTGCAATTTTTGCATCATCAATAGCAGCGTTTGCAATCTTTGCGTTGATAATCGCACCATCAATAATTTTTGCTGAGGAGATTGCTAGATCACCAATAATACCGGAAGCTGCGGTGATAGTACCCGCTACCATCTTAGCGGCGGTTACTGAGTTTGCTGCTATCTTATCTGCAACCACGGCGTTAGCCTGAATCTTATCAGCCGTTATAGCGTTAGACTGTATGTTGCCAGCAACGATTGCGTTGGTTGCAATCTTACCAGCAATAATTGCATTTGCTTGTATCTTTGCTGAACTAATAGCGTCTGTTGATATCTTTGTTTCAGTGATCGCTGATGCCGCTATGACATCTCCCTGAATAGCATTGACTGCTATTTTGGCGTTAGTTACAGCGTCTGCTGCTATTTTTGTTTCGGTAACTGCACCGTCAACAAGCTTGGCTGCGGTAATTAAACCATCTGCTATTTCTTGTGTGTCTATCAAGGCGGTTGTTCCTGCGGTGCCAGATGTAGAATTAAATGGTCCCGGGATGTCTTGTGTGTTTACAAATCTTATCCAGTAATATCTGGTTTGACCTGTACCTACCGCATGACTAAATACTGCCGCTGTTGTCTGTCCAACAAACACCCTGCTTGCAAAACTGTTGGTGCTGGATGCCCATACTTCTGCATGTGAGAACCCAAAGAATGTGGCTGTATCCCATTCAATAATAATATTTTGAAAAGCCCCATCGGCACTTACACCTGTGGGTGGTGGGGGTATATCTAGTACCTCTTCTTCACCAATAACAATTTGATTTGAATTTGTTCCAGTAATCTTGCCATCAGCATTTATTCTTATGTTTCTTTTTGCAATGCCAGTATCAATAAGATCTCTAAAGGTTACTGCTGCGTCTAAGGGATCTCCCTTCTCACCTTTAATCTGTGCAATAGAATCATTAACAAGGGTGGCAAATCTTTTTGCCTCTGGATCAAAACCTCTTGGTACAACGAAAGTACCTCTTGCCTTAGCCATCAGGTAATCTCCTGTGGGCTTTCATATACACAGACTTCGTTCACAGCGTCTGTTCCTTCAAGGATGATATGAAAGGCTTTTGCTTGATAGCCTCCGGGTAATCTAAATATATTGTTGTTAGTAACGGTCTGTGTGTGTTTTAAAGATCCGTCTGCATATAGCTTAAATGTAAGGCTGCTATAAGAGTCAGCACTTACTTTCGCTACACCCGGCGATATAGGTCTGTTTGAGTAAAACTCTTTAGACTTCCATGAGTATGTTCTTTTGCTTGCAGATCTGCCAAACTTTTTAAGGGTACCGTCAATAACTAAATATAGTTCGTCCTCCTCTCTGTCGTTGAAGCCTGCGTGTGCATAAAAATCTAAATTAACAAATGCGTTCTTTCCTCCCCTTGGATCAAAGATAAATCCTTTCTTGGTGCTTGAGTCAGAGCCGTCCCATGTAAAGCCTAGGTATTTGCCTTCGTACTCATAGCCCTCTACGTTAGACGGGTAATAGTCCTGCCATTGATCTCTGGTAAATATTTGTTCGGTAACAAGGTTAATGCCTGAGTTTGACATAAGCACGAGTCCGTCGGGGGAGGAATAAATAGCATACTCTCCCATGTCAACAAGTGAACGCTTATTACTATTTGGTAGATTCGCATCTATCTCAACCATAGCCATGGCTGAAGGATCTGTACCTGACACTAATAAGGGCTTACCTTTTGTTGTGACTAACAAGCCCGAGGCAATAGATGCTATTCCAACTATGTCATCTTTGGTTGTTATTTGGTTTGAAAGTGGGTATGAGTGTGGCAAGAAAGCCTCACTAAATAATAATGTGTTACCACTAAAGCCTGCTGTAATTCCGTTAGGCATTGTTGTGATGCCAAGCATAGGTCCATCTGGGTGTAATGAAGAGGTGTCATCTGGCGGTGCTAGATTGTCGACCGATTCTATTTCTTCCCCGAGAGAGGCGTCCAGAACAGCTTCTGTTGTTGTCCCTGACGATGTTCCAGATACATCTTTAACAAATCTAAATATACCATTGAGGTCTGTTCTATAAATTCTTCTTTTAGAAATATTGTATGTACCACTTGTTGCTGCTGGTAAAGATAGTGTGACTGTAGCTCCATTTGCGGCATCTACAATATCGCTTGTTGCAACTGTACTTGGTGGTCCTTCTTCCCCGAATGCGGTGATCTCTGTATACACATAAGCCCTTGATGATTCTGTTGCACCTGCTGCTGCTGTAGCATTGTTTACACTGGGACCAGTGGTAAATGCTGGTGGGGTTGGCAACCCTAATCTATATGTTGTTGTTGGATAAGGTCCAGCACCTGATATTCCGTTGGTTGCATCCACCATTCTGGGGAATCCAGAGCCTCCTCCGATGCCAGTAAAATAAAAACGTCCATGAACATCTTCTTTTATCGGGCTTTTAATTACATCTACCTCGTCGTTGAAGGTAAACCACTCGGCGTTGGTTGCTTTAAATATTGTTTTTGTTGTTGACCCAATGTGACTGGCTGGATGTGTTGGTCCGGTTTCAGATGCATCGTTGGTGTCTTGCGGCAGTGCTTCTAGCCTTCCACGATCAAGAAAAACATTCTGTGCATCTTGAGCAACATCTTCTGGCAAAAGTCTAGGGCTTAGCTTTTCGTTAAGTCCGGTAAATGTTTGTAATTTAAAACCTGCCATTAATCTTTTCTCTGATCTTTCTTCCCATCTGCCCGTGAGATCCTATCTACATCGGGTGGTAACTTTAGTGCTGTTCTGACTAAAGTATCAATCCTTATCATATCATTATCCATCTGCCTTATTCTATCTATTAAGGCAACAATCATGCTATGTTGAGTATCTAATTTTTTATGGATGTCAGCTATAAGATTTTTAAAAAGCGTCCAAACAAGATATCCCATTCCTACAGCTACTGCTGCTGGGATACCTATAGTCTCTACAACACTTAATAGCTCTTTCACTCTTCATTTTTATCTGGTGTGTTAGAAGCACCAAAATAAAAAGAAATAACAGCACTAGCTAAACCGCCGAGGTAGCCAAGCACAAGATTAATCAGTGCCTCGGAGTTCTGTTCTGGTGGCTGTAAGGTTACTAAAAATATGTATCCCATAAACCCACCGACAACAGCAATACCCATTATTCTGGCTGTCCAGTCTTTATTAAACTTTCCTCTGGCGTCTTGCTTGTCGTTAACTTCAAGCTCAAAAATATCTACCTCAAGCTCTTTCATTTGCAATTCAAAATCTATTTCTGCTTTCTTGAGCTCAACCATTTGATCTGCTGTGATGTTATTCATAGCACCTTCGATTGCTTTTGGATTGTTGGGTACACCTAAAATACTACTGAGTATCTGACCAGCTTGACCGCCGATTGGTCCACCTATCGCAGCACCCAGAGTTGGAGCTAAGGTTCCTAATATTGATTTAAGTTTTTTCATAATTTAATTATGCACTTGGTGGAGTTGGAAACTCACCTAATGGTCTAACAGGTGGTTCAGCATCGTTGTATTCATACAAGGCTGCTAACTCATCGACTGTGGTACAAGCATCAATTTTGCTTTGCATATCTGCTGCTGTGCTTCTGACATCAGTTCTAAAGGTAGTCCAATCAGCAGGAATAGCTGTACCAGCTTCTGTTTCTCTGACCACATACCAATCGTTAGGCTGTAATAAACCATAAGCTTGATTGATAATCACTTGATTGTGATTCCATTTAAGACCATGAGTTACATCACCAGTATCAGGATCAGTTGTATCGTCTAAGTTTTTAGGAGTAGCTGTACCATAAGATGCAGTTACCACATCGTTAGCAAAATCAAAAGATTGATTGGTGTTAATGTAATAAGAAGGGTTTTTAAAGTTGCTGTTATCTACAACCACTTCATAAATGCCTATTGCCTCTAAATCTTCGGCAGACCATACAGACATAATATTACTTGGATATTGATTGTCCCCAATGGTTATTGCTTTAGGTCTGGTGTAAACCTGAGTTACTTGATTGTTTTCTACTAATGCCCACATATTAATTCCTATTATATATTATCTTGCTGTTGTTGGTATACCTGTTGATGTTGTGAATGGATTTTCTGCAAATGCCATGTAGATGTATGTACCGCCTGATTGATTTGCTCCTGTTTGGTCTGTTCGTATTTTAAAACCATTGCTTACAAAATCCATACTAGCTCCAGAATTTGCGGTCTCTGCATCAGCAGTATCTGCCTTTAATCTTGGCATATAGTCTTTGTTATATCCGTCTCTTTTATTATCAAAAATTTGCCAATTTCTAGATGTATTACTTTGTTTCACCACTACCCAAGCAGGTTTGAAGCCTGTATAGACGAATGTACCATTTGCATTTCCATTACCGACATACTTGCCAAACTTGCTGTAGCCTTGTTTTTCTGCAAAACAGTAGGCTATATAATTATGCCCCTGATAATTTACAGCAGCATTTTGTGCGAGTTGTATAACTGAACTTGTTGGTGCTATGTTAGCCCAAAAAGTGCTTTCTGTTGCTTCTGCATTTGATTGATTTAATCTTAAATTACGCTTTGCAGCAGGTGCAGTTAAACTTTTATGGTATACAGCCCAGTTTCTTGAGCCATCCCTAGTTTTAATAATAAACATATCAGGAGTTACACCCAAACCATGCCCTATTGTAAAATTAGTTATAGGGTCAGGGCAGGTATAACCAACAATGCTAAACCCAGCATCAGTATTGGTTTGTACTGTGGTATTAACAGAACCATCTGTATTTGTGCTAGTCGTACCGCCATTAGCTTTCCATTGCCATGCTACATATTGGTCAGGATTTGAGCCATTATTAACAGAGCCACTTGTTCCAACAGTAAAGCCATCAGTTGTAAAAGATTTTAATGTTGCAGTTTCGGTAGATTCAGCACCAGTAGAATTAGGTTGTAATCTTACAGTTGCACCTCTAGTGCTATCAAAGACAGCATGGCTTTCTGCTTGTGTTCTATCTTTTAACCAAACCCAGTCAGGTTGTAAATCAGAATTACCATCGTTGGTAATTTGTTTATTATCAAGACCATCACCAGTCCAAAGAACAGTCTGAAAATGTGCAGATGGGTCGTCTATTGTTGTATAAGCCATTATCCGTACTCCGCTAAGTTTTTAGTGCATAAGGCGTAGTAGCCTGATGGTGGTGCATATTCAAAGGTTCCGTAGCCATTTTCATCACTTTCTGCACTTGAGATTGAAAAAGTTGTAAAGCCACCAAAATTACATTCAAAAGTATTTGCGTTATAGCCTACAACCTTTGGAAAATAACCATCTTCTTTTTCAGGTAAAAATGCAGCACCTGTTCCATTAATAGTAAGTCCTGCCATTAAATTGCCTTCACTAACATTGTTTTTATAAACTTCCATAGTGGGTGGAGTTGCATCCATATCTAAAGCAAATGAAATTATATCTCCATCTGTATAACCACTTCCAAAGCTAGAAGCACTTGCATTATTATATCTTTGAGGACCTTGAGCATAATAAATACAACCTTGTAATGTATAATCAGCATCCCAGAAATATGGCATGGTAACACCTATTGCTGTTACTCCATTTACATCTGTTGCCTTAACTTCCCAATACCATTTACCTGATGTAACACCAAAAGTTGAGTTAGCAATTTTATATGCAGCAGCAGTATTTACAGCTTTAATTCCACCTTCAGTTATTGGTAAATAATTTGCTGGACCAGCATTAGCCATTAAAGGATTAAGCGTACAAAAACTATTAGTAGGTGTGTCAGTTGCTTGGTCTGCGGATGTGATGTTGTTTAGGGTGTAATCATTACCATTACCACTTTTATCATCACCTAAGTCTGAAGCATTAGTAAAGTCTAAATAAGTGCCATTCGTGCCATAAGAACCTGTATATTCTTTTGGTTTCCAAATACCGCTATCCTCATCAAACTCACCAAAATCATTTTGTGTTGCTGTTACACCATCAAGATAGTTACATTCTGCAAGATAGCCTGAATATCCGCTATAAGTAGCATCGGTTGAACCCCACTTCATTTGTATTCCAGCAAAACCTGCAAGAGCACTTCCAAAATTTAGAGTAGGAATTTGGTGTTGATCCCATACTGTTACTTCTACACCGTTTAACCAAACTTTTAATCTATCAGCTTCGGTGCTTTGTGTACTATCACAAGCTATAACAACATGATACCAAGCTGCGGTATCTCTTAATCTTGCTGTAGATAGGCTTCTAAAACGACTTCCGGGATTACCATCGCCACCACCTACATCTATCCACAATCTATCATACTCATCTACTCCTGCTCTTGTTGCTTCACCATAAGCCCCACCCGTCCAATGATTTGTAGCTGTACCCATTACGGAACGAAGTTCTGTTTGTTTAAACCACCAACTTACAGTCCAAGTTTTCGTATTTGTTCCTGAAACATTTGCTCTATAAAGCCATTCATCATTATCATCTTCAAACTTACAAGAGTTTGCAATATCATACCCACCAGCAACTGCTGAGTTAGTTCCTGATAAAGCAAGTAAGGACATTAGCTTAGTACTAAGTTAAGATTTCTGCCTACTTCAAGCCACTTAGTCCCATTATATCTGAAGGTAAAAAGGTCTCCGTAGTTTGCTGTTGTTGTGAGAGTTGGGGCTGTGTCTGCCGTAAATTCGTAGGCTGCGTTCCATGTTAGCGTTCTTGAACCTGTGCCGTCCTGTATAACTAGCAAGGATATGTATTGACCACTACCCACTGCGTTACTTGGGGCTGCTAATGTTCTGTTACCACCCAAAGTTACTTTTGCTATAGGGGAGGTTGATACATCCCATGCAATGGTTGCACCATCGGTTAGGGTAGCCTCACTACCTAATTTAACTTGACATCCTGTAAGGTCCAGAACATCACCACTTGCAATTTCCTCGATGGCTGGTGTTCCGCTGCCATCTACTATTAATGGGAATCTAACTGCCATTTTATACTCCTACGTTTACGTTGCCTGCTCGTCCCTCAACGACCAGCGTTCCACTTGTTATTGTTATGTCTGTGTTGCCACTTCTGCCCAGCACGGTTAATGTTTGAGAGACAGCAACGTCACCAAAGCTCACAGCCCCGGATCCGTCTGTAACTAAAGCCTGTCCGCTGGTTCCGTCAGCAATAGGTAAAGTATACACCGAAGTTGAGCTCTTGTTATTAGCATCCCCAATAAATATCTTACCTTGGTTAAGGTTTGGGGTTGCGGCTGTTCTCCCCGCTCCGCCCACCTTAATAGAACCGTTGCTTGCATGGACCCTTTGAACCTTACCTATGTTCTGTAGTTTTAATGTTTCCCCACCAGCCGGATCATTCGTTAAGGCACCAGCTGTGGTGTCTACATATAATGTATCTCCTAACGAATAACCGGAGGTATCTAAACCTGCGAGGGTTCCAAAACTAATAACATCTACTTCTGCGTTGGTGCTAACGGTTGCTTCTGCTAAACCAAAAGCTGGAATTTTTGCAGCGTCATCTGCGTCTGCTAAAGATACAACAGGAACTTCACCAGAGATACCGGATATATAAACAGCTTGACCCTTCGTTATACTTTCCCCCGCCTTAGCGGTGAAGCGTACAACTGAGTCTTTTAACTGTTCACCATGTATCTTTGTATTTGCCATTATGTTATCTCATCCCATTGTTGATCTGTTTCGTTCCATTCATACATATTGCCATCATCAGGATATGCAACTGGTGCTTCCCAAAGGCAAGTATCTTCGTCTAGTGTCCATGATGGGTATGGTTGTGGTGGAATGAAAGCATCTCTTGTAGCATCATAAGAAAAACCTATACCTGCATAATTTTTTCTTATAGAGCCATCTATTTTTGTTTCTAGCCATTGCCCTGCTGAATCATCATAAAAGGTATCAAAAAAACTTTCTTCTGCTGTGATTACATTTGTTACTTTTGCATCTACTATTTTTGCATAATATGCCATATTTTCCTCTTATGTTGCGTAACGAAAAATTACTATTCCAGAGCCACCAGCTGCACCAGTGTAATTCTGTGCACCACCACCACCGCCGCCTGTGTTAGCTGTGCCAGCTACCGCATTATCAGCACCACCATCTGAACCAGCACCACCGCCACCAGTACCGCCAGCACCTTTAGTTCCACCATATGCACCACCGCCACCACCGCCAGCGTAATAGTTGCCATCTAGCCATTGTTTTCCTGCACCGCCTGCACTTCCATTTTGGTTACCACCAGCAGCACCTTCTGCTGATTTGCCGCCACCGCCTGCACCGCCATAAGTTCCGCCATTACCACCCATATTGCCTTGTCCAGATGTTGCAGCACCAACATTAACACTTTGACCACCACTTGATTTGTAGCCAGATGCACCACCACTAGAGCCACCTGCCTTACCAAAACCAAGATTAGGATTACCGCCACCCCCTCCGCCGCCAACTGCTGTTGTTAAAGATAATCCAGAAACAGATGAATTTGTGCCATTGCTTCCGTCATAGTTATGTGCCCCACCAGCACCGCCTGCACCAACAACTACAGTATGGCTTCCACTAATTGTTTGACCTGTATATTCAAGCATCCCGCCTGCACCACCGCCACCAGAATAATATCTACCACCACCACCGCCACCGCCTGCAACGATTAAAATATCTACATTAGATTTAGCAACTGGTGCGGTAAGTGTGCCGCTAGATGTGAAGGTGTGATATGTATATCCGCCTGCTGTTGTTACTGTTCCGCCTGTTACTGGAAAATTACCTATATTTGTTGTTCCTGTACCAATATTAGTCCACTGATTATCATTAGTTGTAGCGCCTGTACAGCACCATAAATTACCAGTGCTTTTGTTAAGCCATAGAGTTCCGACTCCTGTAGATGGATTTGTGTTTGTTGCAGGATTAGAGGTTGCTACTGTTACATCTGTTAAATCAGCAAAAGCACTAGCTGCATCTGCAAAAGATAAAGTTCCGCTACCATTTGTTTTTAAAAATTGTCCATCAGAGCCATCAGAAACAGCAAGAGCAGGTATTCCAACCGCATCGTCTGCTATAAGAGCAGAGGTAATAGCATCATCTGCAATAGAAGCTGTTACGACTGCATCATCTGCAATAGTTGCACTTGTGATAGCATCATCAGCAATCGCAGCAGTTGTTACTGCATCGTCTGCTATTACTCTTGATGTGATCTTAGTGTTTGCCATTTATCCCTCTAGTGTTTCTATTCTTGATTTTAAATCTTCAATTTCTGTCATAGCTTCTTGTAATGCTTTAATAGCCATAATGTACATTTGCTGTTCTTTAACACCCTTACGAATTACAGCATCTTGAGCAGCAGTTTTTGTATCACCAACTGAAACGCCTTCTGGTAGATCATCTTCTTCTGTCCATAGAACTTCATCCTTTGATTGTACTTTAGTGTGTTCGGTAATTAACTCAGGATTAGTCGTTTCAATTTCCTGTGCTATAACTCCTAATCTTTTATCATCTGAATCCTCATCTTCATTATAATGAAACTTTTTAAGTTCCCAAGATTTAACAGAATTCCAAGTGCTTGATAATACTTCTATATTTTTCTTTTCTCTTTCATCACAAAGATTGGAATTGTTTGATTGGTAATTATGTAATCCCCCATTTGATTGTAGAGATGCTTTTTGTCCTGCTGTATCGTTGCAGGTCCAAAATTGAGATTGTGTATTATTAGGAGCTCCACCATATAGCCAAAAGTTTGCACAGTTTGCATAATAGGTACTACCATTTCTAATAAGTACAGTTGTTAAAGCACCATCATTTGAATTTATCTCATGATATTTACTTACGCTGTTAAAATACGCTCCACTTGTACTTTTTACTTTCCAAGCACCATGCAAATTAAGACTTGCTCTTTCTGTAGTTCCATAATAAAACCTCATTGCAGAAGAACCTGCTTGTGCACCTATTCCTATTCCTGCTGTTGCCCCACTTGCTTCAAAATTAATAAGAGGCACATTATCAGCACCACCTATCTCTAGTTTAGAGCTTGATATTGATGGTGTTCTATTAATTCCAACTCGTCCTGAGCTATCAATCCTCATGCGTTCTGAGCCACCTGTATTCAAGGTAACTACATCTCCGCCAATATTCATAGTACGCCATGCAGAGCTTCCTCTGTCATAAGAGTTCATGTTTACAAAACCGCTTGATTCGTTTGGTGTAACTTCTAAACTTGTTCCATTTGTTCCATCGCCTACAACAAAATTGACTTGAGGAGATAGATTACCAACTCCAATATATCCTGACTCATCTATAACAACTTTTTCAGTTAATGATGACCTTGCTCCACCGCCTGAAGTAGAAGTGCTGAATGTTAATTTACTTGCACCTACTGCTCCAACAGCTATTGATTTGATGCTTGAAGTAACTCCTGCTGCTGAAGAACCACCATCTTGGTCAAAGAAATTAATTGCACCAAATACATCATCAGCAGATACGCTAGCACCTGCTGCATCAAGCACCAAGTTAGTTCCGTCAAACCTAAGATTAGCTTCACCCTCTAAAGTATTAGCAGTACCACTACCAGTAATTATTCTGTTATCAGCGTTGTTGTTAATTGTAGTTCCGCTAACAGTAGAAAAAGATAAATTACCAGACCCATCGGTTGATATAACTTGACCGTTGCTACCGTCTGCTGCTGGAAGCACCCATATCTTATCTGCTGATAAGGCAGGAGCTTCAAAGCCTACATAGTTAGATCCTTCATAGAACCTTAGTTCGTTGTTATTACCACCAACAGATAAGTGACCGCCAGTAGTAACGTCACTGGTAAAAGTAACCTTCTCATTAGAGTCAATAGTGATTGCTGTTGCGTCTGCACTTGTGCTAATCGAGGTTGCTGATTCTAAAACATCAGACACCAAAGATTTCTTTAATGCACTGTCTGTAGCATCGAAGATCATAAAGTGGTCCGCACCTACGGCTGTAACTTGTGTTAAGCCTGACACGAAGGATGCTGGTAAGGTGTTTACTTCTGTTTGAGTAAAGGTCATGACTTCTACGGTCGCACCGTTAGAAGGATTCGCATCTAATGTTAGGGTTGTCCCTGAAATTGAATAACTGTTTTTTTGTTGATAAACCCCGTCAATAAATACCTGAGTGTTGTTTTCATGAATGGGAGCAATACTTAATGTAAAAGCTGCCGTGTTTCCATCTGCGGTAAAACTATCTTGATTTAAGTTGTTACCGGAAACAGCACCCTTAACGTGGTAAACAATAATGTTTCGATCAACGACCGGTGCTTCATCTAAGGTAAGAGTTGTTCCTGAAAGAACAAAGTCCCCCGGGTTTTGATAGGCACCTTCTATAAATACAATAAGGTTGTCTTCGCTTGATGGTGCTTGGCTTAGGGTAAACGCTGTTGTGGTTCCGTCCCCCGTAAAAGTATCAACGCTTAGTGTAGAGGTAACTTCTGTGGTTATGTCCTCTAATAAAGCCGCAACTACCCTTAACTCTGCCTTATCGCCAGAATTAAAAGCTTGTGCAGTTGTGTTGTCTTGCCCTCTAACTACAGTTAGTGTGTTACCACTTCTCGCAGTTACCTTAACAATCTCCCTGTTGGTGGTGTCATCAAAAGTAACATAGAAGTGATCACTACCTGTTATGGTAGGAAAAACAGAACCATCGGTTACAGCGATACTCGTGACGCTGCTATTGATTCCTGCGGCAAGAGTTGTCGCTGCGTTGTTGGTAAACTTAACAGCCATTAGCTAACTCCTTTAAAATTAACTAACTGTTACAGTCCAAGTAATTGTCATTGAGTCAGACGCACCCTTATTAACTACTGAAAAAACAGTTCTACAAAGTAAGTCACCGGAAGAAGAGGCATTTAAAATACCAGCTTCAGTCACAGCACCCGTACCAGTACCTGCTGCAAAAGTAGCTGTGTAAGTCACAACAGCACCCGATACATTAGTACTTGTTAAAGCAACACGACCTAGCTCAGTTCCTAAAGAGGAATCGCCAGCTGCGGCTGCGGTAGAACCACTACCAATTGCCATGTGAGACATAGCAGTTGCGGTAGCATCTTTCATTCTAGAAGCTACATATTCCTTTCCGTCTGTGACGACAAGGTTATTTACTTCTTGAACGGTTTCTCCATTAAGAGCAATCTTAAGTTTACCTGTAAGTTTTAAACCATCGTTTAACATTTAAATCTCCTAATTTAATACGCTTGTGTTAAAAGCACTTGTATTAAGAACGCTGCTTGATCCTGAAATTAGAACCACATTAATGGATTCAGTAATAGAAGCATTGTCTGACAAGGCTTTCGAGAAAGATATCACTTCTTCGTCTGATAAGGAAGTGCTATCCGTATAGATACTTCCAGCTCCAGATGTCAATACTTCACTTAATGTAATACTGTCAGAGAAGGATGTAACAAACTCTATACTAGGACTATCTGTTAACGAAGCTGTGTCTGACTTGCTGGTTGATATTGCATAATTT